GTCTCTCTTCAAGCACAGCAATTTTAGTGTCTGCGGATGCGTTTTGATTAAACATTGTCTTTGAGGTGATTATTTCTCCTACTACCTCTATGAAACAAATACCTCAAGTAGTATTAAAATTATTTATTACTTACCCACTTTCTATATGATGGGGGAATTCTTCTGAAATCTAATGTTCCGTTTTTCTTTTTTTTACCTAATAAAGGATCAAATCCAGCAGTAGGACCCTTTGGATCAGCGGCACCACTAAAACCTGGACTTCCGGACGAACTTCCAGTCACCATTCCGTCTTCTTTTAGGTTTATATAATTACGAAATGCTTCAATTACTCTATCAATCTTCTTCTTTTCCATTGTAGATTTTATAAAGTTCTGATAAACAAAATAAATCAACCTGAATATCGTGAATACCAGATTTTGGATATTCGGGAAGTTTTCCGAGAAAAATAATAAAAGATTTCAAAGAAGACCATAAATCTTTTTCAATTTTAAAAAATAACATGGGAGTAGTTGCTTCACCAAATATGTTATATAAAATTATAAAATGATTTAAGAGAAGATGAGTCTTAAGCTCACCTTCTCTTTTGTATCTTTTAAGCAATCTCTTAATATACTTAAAATGATTTAAATCTTTTTCAAAATCTTCCTTTGTAACCGCTTGAGGATTTTCATAATGTTTAATTGCGAATAGGAGGAAGTTATCCTCATTCAGTTCATTGAAGATCATACTCTAATCAAGCAACGATTGTTAGAGTAGTTACTCCAATTCCAATAGAAGTATCAGTAATAGTTCCTGCACCACCAACTTGTTTTAGAAGATTTCCGGAAAGAGTTTTATCTACAGATAAACCACCAGAGAAATCAGTAATTGTTCCAACTACATTTACATTAGTATTAATTGCTAGAACTGTTCCAATTCCGGTATTTGGGGCAGTGAAGGCAAATGCAACTCTATTTGTTATTTGACCATTATAACCTTGTTTAATCTCATAACCATTTTCATTAGTATAAACTGCAAGTTCAGCGGAAGGAGCAACAGAATTTGCATATCCAACATATCTTGATGTAACTACGCCAAGAGTATTAATACCAAGAACACTAATTGTAGCACCAGCACTACAATGAACAATTTCATTCCAAACTAAATGAACATATGCCGTTCTTCCAGTACCAATTCCAGTAGCTCCAGCAGCAACAGAAATAGGAGATGCTTTATTTGGATCTTCAAAGAATATGGCAACTGGAGTTGCTGCATCAAGACCAGTTGAACCACCATCACCACCAACTCCAGAAGTGTTCAACCCAGCAACTGGAATTAATACTTCATCATAATAAGTAGAAGAAAGACCGGAATGTTCGTCTGTTCCGTAATGTCTTTGAATCCAACCACGAACATCTGCAAATGTGTTCCAAGGGCTTCTATTACGATCTACGCTGTGTTGATACTTAGGAATAGCGTAATTATTTGCCGCAGTCTCAGTAGTTGTTGAAATGCCCCAGAGTGCCATTCTTTTTACCTTACTAATTTATTCGTAGAAATATTTATAAAAAAAGGAGATCTTACTTTTGATCTCCTTTATGTAATAATCTTAAGTAGTTTGCAATAAAATCTAAAATTCCATTTTCTTTAAATCTTTTTGTTTTAGAAAGATATTCAGAAAATGCTAAAAGAAATGCAAGAGTTACAGAAACTCCCCAATTCAAAATCAAACAACTTACCATCAGCAATCTCTAAGAAGTGCTGTTCTAACAGTTCCTGCAATCACATCATCAATATCATTATCAGTAGTCTTTGCATAACGATCAAGAAGTTCACATACAAGTCTCTTGGTGTGACAAGAGCTAAGTGCAGCAACAAGAAGTGGTTTTACAATAGATACTAGTGCTCCCATGGTATCCCCCGTGATAGAGTATCCTGTTCTATTTAGGAAATTATCAACCAAAGCTAGACACTGAAGTTCCAGCGGGAGTTGTTTTAAGAGTTGCAAGCTCTTTTGATTTTAATTGTATTGCATTTACTTTTGCTCTTTGAGCTGCTGACTTTGCCTTTGCGTCTTGAGAAGATTGTTGAGTTTGCTGAGGTGATTGTACCACTGGTCGAGTTTCCATTGCTTGTTCTGCCATTCTCTTAGCCATTTTGGTAGCAGTAGCATACATCACTTCCTTACCACGACCAGGATATCTTTTCTCAAAGTCTGCTTCTTTATCCTTCATAGACTTTACAATTCTTTCCTTTTCTCTTGTTTCAGAAGAACTTAAAGTTTTTTCATCAATTTGAACCTGTTCACTTCTTACAGATGCAAGAAGATCATCTAATTTTGACTTTCTCTTTCTTTTTGGTGCAGCAGGAGATTTTGCTTTTGGTGCTGCTGGTGCTGCTTTTTTAGTTTTTGCTTTTGCTTTAGGTGGGGTTGATGCACTTCCCTCCCAAGGATCAGAAGGTTTCTCCTCTTTCTTTTTAGTTGGTGGAGTATAAGAACCACTACTTACTTTTTCCTTTTGCCCTGCTCCAGCACCACGATAAGTTGATGCTTTTCTTGCTGCGGTATGTGCGGTACTTGGTTTTTTATCACCACCTTCCATTTTGCGAGCAACACCTAAAGCACCTTTAGCAACTTTTCTAGCGCCAGAAGCAATAGCACCAGCGACTGCTTTTTTAGATCCTTGAACTTTGCTGGCAAGTTTTTGTCTTGCAAGTCTTCCAACTGCCTTAACTAAATGTCCTGCACCACTCTTTTTCTGATGCGGTTTATCTGTATCGTGACCAAAAGTTACTGTTGCTTCAGTCAAAGCATACTCCAATGCTTCCTCAATATCATCTTCATCATAACCTTCCTCAAGAAGTTCATCATAAACACTCTCAACGACAAAATCAACCTCATCAATCTCAATCATTTCAATAAGAGTCCCACCAAGAATCTCTACTGCTTCGCCAACATTAAGTTTAAGTTTTGGATTAATATCAATCTTATTGTTAACTGCTTTTTCTACAATCTTTGGTTCTTCGCTCTTATTTGTTTTAATTTTATCAGCAACTTCAATCAGGTCTTCTCTCCAGTTTGAGAAACCTTCTTTAATTTTTTTCTTTCTCTTAAACTTACCAGAGACCTCTCCTTCCTCATATCCCTTTCCATCACCATCATCATCCCACCATCTCTTCACTTCTTTTGCTTCTTTTCTAACTTCCCCCTTTTCCCAACCAATTCCATCACCATCATCATCCCACCAACGCTTTGGTTTCCCCCTTTTTGCTTCGTGCTCTGCCCTTCTCACTCTTCTAGTTCCAGAACCTGGAAGATTAATACCACTTCTCTTATCTCTTGCCGTTGCTCTTTCGTATTCTGGCAGTTTTTCATCTACTTTTGCTTCATCAACTAACTCACCATCAACTTCAATCTCATCTGCTAAACCTTTCTTTTGAAGACGAGCGTGCTTTTGAAGTGCTGCAAGTGCAGATTTCTTATCTCTTATTGATTGAATATTTTTAGCACGCTTCTTTACTTCGGTTTTTTTAGCATCAAGTATCGGTGCTTCGTCAAGCAGTTCTTCTTCTTTAATTGGAGTAATATTAACAGTTCTTTTTTTTGCTTGCTTAGTATAAAGTCTTTCTGCCTGTGCCCTCTTATTTCTTGCCTTTGCTTCTACTTTGGGATCACCACCACTTAAACCAGCAAGAACACCAGCTCTCTTACCCGCTTCTTTCGATGCTTTCAGAGCAAGATTAGCAGAAACCTCAGTTACATAGTCACCAATAACTTGATTAAAATAAAGATCAGTAATATCTCTTACAATATTAGTATCCATTAGAATAAACGCTTTCTTTTATTTTTCTATACTTATTTATTAAATTGACTCCATATGCTTTGCCACCCTTTTGTAGGTTCTGACTATTAGTTCCTATTGCACCTGGAGTTTTACTTGCATAATGCTTAAATGCTCCTAAAGTTCCTACAAGAGTATTGGGATGCTTTGCATCTCTCATAGGACTATCCATCTTAACTTCAGTATATTCCATCAAATCCTTAATCCAGGACTTGAACATATAACCTTCTTCCGTTACACAGATTAAATGATTGGTTCCTCTACGCATTACTTCACCAACCAATCCAGTATTTAAGTTCTCAACTCTATCACCAATTCTAAAAATTTTATTTCTTACATAATTCTCACGAAGATTTCTCATATCATACTTTGGAGCAATTTGCCAAAGTTGATAACTTTCTTTTTTGACCTTTGATTTCTTTACACCCATTCCTTGACGGACTGCATTAAAGAGTGATTGTGCTTGTCCATCATCAAGTGTCTTTGGAGTTCCTCTACGGAACGATGCAAAGTCATCATCCATCACAGCCTTACGCATCTTGGATGCAGACATTCCCTCTACACCTTCAGCATCAGCATCACGAACACCAGCAGAAATCACACGAATTTGGTCAAAGGTATAAAGGTCTCCATTATACTTTTGTGCAAGATTTTCAAACTCTGCTTGCCTATCAGAACCAACAACAATATTCACGCTCGTATATCCATCTTCATTTGCTGCAATAAGAACATTAAAAATAGTCTTCATATCCTTATCATTAATAATGCTCTCCTCAAATTCAGGGAACATTTTCTTCATATACGAAACTTTGATATCAGGGTCTAAGGGATTTTTCTTTGGGTCCTGAGACCTTGATGGATAAATCTTAATATCTCCACCAGCAGAAATTCTCTTAGCGGATTTCAGAAGTTTTTCGTGTCCTACTGTTGGTGGATTGAAACGACCAAAAACAACCGTGAGTGGTGGTAGTTCTTCTGCTGGTTGCTGTTCTGGTGCTGCTCCAGGTGCTTGCTGAGGTGCTGCGGGAGCGGGTGGTGGTGCTGCTTGAGGTTGTGCTGTAGGTGGTGCTCCTGCTTGTCTTGGTGCGCCTGCAGGTTCTTCTGCTCCTTTTGCCGCACGACCATCAATGTACTTGAGTTTTCCTTTATCAGTTCTTGCAACCAATTTACCAGAGCGGTCTAACCATCCACCGTGACCATCTCCAGTATATCCAAGTTTTTTCGCTTGCATCGCTGCTTGCGATTGGGTTGCTTCTGTTAAAAATCTAGAAAAACTCTTCATATTGTGTCTTGATATACTTATATTTATTATAATGTTTCTGCCAACAAATCTCCAAGGAGAGAAAGTTTTTCTACATAATTTCTTATGTATGGTTTTCCATCAGATTTAAACTCTTGTTTTACTCTAAACTGAATTAGATCTTCATTACCACTACTTATAACTATGGTTGGCAATCCACTTGCACCGGTTTTAATAGTTGATCTATATTCTCTACCAGATATCTTTTTATATATTTCATCAAATTTATAAACCTTTGCTTTACCTCCACCAACTTGAACAAGAGAAACATAATCTTCATTTAATGTAGCGAAGTAATTAATTGCCTTTGACATTTTTTTAAGAACTTCATCCGAATTATTACCTTTAAGATCTTGATTTAATTGCTGATTTACCTTTTGATAAACCAAAAAAACTGCCTCATCAGGTTGCTTATCGACAAACATCAAATCATCATATTTCTTTTTGAGGGATTTTATTATATTTTTATACCCAAACAATTGATCCCAAAGTTCTTCCTGCTTTTCAAACTCTGCACCAGAAACTTGACCGAACTGTTTTACATCACCAGCCTTAAGAGATACTAAAATGTCCACTGGCAATAACTCACCTCTATCATTTGTAATCTTAACTGAAACATCAACCTTTGTTGTTTTCTGCCCACCCAAACCATCAGATAATACCTCTATTTTATCATATCTATTATTTTCATATACCAGTTTAGACCACTTTTTAACATTAGGACTATTTGCATACTTTACAGCAGAATCAACATATTCCTTCAATAATGCTTCATTATTTCTAGATAACAATGCCATCATATTAACTTCAGCTAAAGATATAAAACATCTAACATCATCCATTATTTTTGGATTGGAATTAGCAGACTTAAATGTTCTTTCAACTTGTTTACCTTTTTTTCCCGGATAATTTGTTGTTCCAGATTTTTCCAAAGATCTTAAAACACCATAAACTAACTGAGAATTAATATTTCTATTTTTGTATATAAATCTTGCTGCAATGGCAGCACCAACCACACCTTCTGCCATGTCTCCAAGATTATACTTTACATTAGGTTTATTTAAAGAACCTATTGTAATGGTTTTTGTTTTTGGGTCTGTAGTTTCTAGTGGAATATCGAGAGCATCTTTTTGAAATGATGCTCCTTTCATTCCAAGTTCAGCAAACTTTTTTATAGCGTCTTGATTGAATTTGCTTTTTGTTAACCTGTAAGTTTTAGATGATGTACTCACAGAACCACTATTTATTATTTCTATAGTTGGAACAACATACTTTCCAAGTTGTCCGGGAGAGGTGTTTCTTAAAACCGCCATTGTGTTTTAATTTTATTTAGAATGGAGATATGGGGTCACGATCCCCAAACCCCCAGCTTGCAAAGCTGGTGCTCTACCAATTGAGCTATATCCCCAAGTATCAAACATTATAAAACCCACTCAACTAAAAGTCAAGTGGGTTAGAGCAACCTTCCGATTTATTTATCAGCGGACATTCTTAGCATACCACTTCTCAAAGTCCTCTCTACGCTTATCACCTCTTGGTGGCATAGGAGTTCTTTCTCCACGAACAGGAGCATACTTTTTCTTTTCTCCTGCTTCATACTTTTCAGGATTGTTGCGAGCCTCTTGTGCTTCATCCAGATAAATCTCATACATTTCTTCCCAGGTATAACCAGAGAGGTCATAACCTTCTTCTACTAGAGCATTTACCCAAAACTCAAACTCTTCTTTCCAAGCATTTGGTTTTTCTCTGGTTGGTGTTAATCCTGCTCTTCTTGCTGCTTTGTTTCCAGTTCCAACATAGTTCTGTTTCTTAATTGGATTTTTAGCCATGGTTGGAGTCATTGGAGTTCCACCCAGACCCTCTCTATCAAAGTCGCCTCTACCAGAACCACGAATTTGTCTGATGTGAGCAACATTAGCACCTTTACCTGGCTTTGCTCTACCTGAAGGAGTAGAACGCTTAGCAATCATTTCTGCTGCTTTTGTTTTTCCCTTTTCACTATAGATTGCTTCACCAAGGATAATACCAATTGCTTCCTCATCAATCATATTTGCCATCATCCACTCTGCATCTTCCAGAGTTTCTGCAAATCCTTCTGTTTGAAGGAACTCAAGAACAATATCAAAGATGTCAAATTCTTCATTCTTAAGTGCTGCTGCTCTTCTTGCTGCTTTGTTTCCAGTTCCACCATAAGATCTAGACTTAACTGGATTTTTAGCAATCTTAAGATTAGGTGGGGTTCCACCAAGATTATCTACATTAGCACGACTGATGTGTTTGATTGCAGCAACAGAAGCACCTTGTCCTGGTTTTGCTCTACCTGAAGGAGTAGAACGCTTAGCAATCATTTCTGCTGCTTTTGCTTTACCCTTTTCGCTGGTGATTGCTTCATCAATTTCAGATACTTCTTCTTGAGGAGCATAAACTGCTTGATATGCTTCAAACATTCCCCAAGCATCTTTTCCAGTAAGTCTAGACATCTTTTTTACAAATACTTTTCTAGTTATTTATAAAAAAAAGACCCCGAAGGGTCAAACGCCAACTACATCCTCAATACTGCCATCAAGTTGTTGGATTACAGAACGAACATCAGAAATTCGAGGAGGAACACTTACTTCATCATAAGTATATCCTTTTTGTGCATCAAAAAGAATTTGACGAACTGCTGCTGCTTGACGAGCATCCATTTTGATTGTTACTTGCTTTTCTTTACTCACAGGTCTCCCTCCACACGATTTTCAGAACGATAAACATCAAAAGTACCTTCAGGATAACGAGCACTCAGTTTCTCATAGTTCATTTGAAGGATTTCTTCAAAGTTAGTATCAAGTGCCATAAATGCTTGAGAAAGATACCAACAGATGTCACCAAGTTCACGCTTCATATGAAAAGTACTTTCTTCATTATAAGGTTTCCCCTGCAGTACAATCTTTTTGACGACCTCAGTAAACTCTCCTGCTTCAGCACTCATACCCAGTGCAGCGGTTAAAAGACGAGGAACATCAGCATCGTGAGTTGCCTCTAGTTCAGTCATACGAGCAAGAAGTTGTGCAAAATCACTACTTGCGGGACTTGTAGTTTGACGAACGAATTCAATATATTTGTTTGTATCAATAACTTTAGTCATTAGAATTTAAATCCTTCAAATGATTTTTTAGGTTTCTTTTCTTCATAATCATACTCTTCTTCCTTTCCGTTGTCAAGAATATCTTGTTGAGCAGATTGTTCACAATCATAAAGACGCATTTTTGCTCTGTCAATACCAATTACAAAACGCTTATGAATGGTAGGGTCATTGTATCTGTTCTTAAGTTGCTTACATAGAATTTGACCAAGACCTTCAAGTTCCTCTGTGGAAATCAATGCAAACATTAAGTCAGCAGTTGCAGGAAGACCAAAGGATTCTGAAGTATCAGTAAGTTCAACGTCAGAGTTGCTATTATGTGTTAGAACATTATTAGCATAAAAGAGATGATTTCCTGATACTTCAATATCTATCATTTCTCTTTCATCAAGTTCTTCAATTTTTAGAATTTTTTTCAGCATCATAGAGTTCTTACCTTCTCATATTATAACAAAACCACTCACCAAAATCAAGGTGAGTGGTTGGATTGATTTTTATTTTTTATCAACCAATAATACTCTGTCTCCACTCTTCACTCATATTTACCATAATAGCCTCTGCTGCTTCTGGTGTTTCAGCATATCCTTCATCAAGTAAGTGTGAGAGGATGATGTCGTAGATGTCTGCTTGTTCTCCAAATTCTCCCATAACCTTTTGCTTACGAAGTTTCTTGCGGTTTTTAGTTATTCCACCAGGACCAATAGATGCTCCTGATGTATATCTTCTTTCATCTCTCTTAGATTGTGTTAATCCACTTCTACTCAAATCACTATCAAAATCCGCCTGAGGTACAGAAGATACTTTTCTTCTAAGTTTTCCTCGTTCAACTGGAGTACCTCCAGAAGCACGTTTTTTTGCTTTTAAAGAAAGAAGTCGATACACTTCTTGTCTTGATAGAGATGAAGTAGTAGATTGTGCAACTTGTTTTGCTTTTGCTGCCAATTTATCTGAAGTATTTTCATTCATAACAACTTCCATATATGCTTCTTGAAGATTGCGAAGTTCTTGTGCGTCCATTTTACAACTACTTTTTAGTTATTTATATCCTACCTCTCTTCCAACCATTTTCCAAGAACATTTCCAATTCATCTTGTTTTACAAATTTTGTTTCATTCAATTCAGTATTGGAAATCCAAACTCTACCAGAAGAAGATTTAGCAATATTTTTTATGTGCTCCTGTGATAATTTTTTCCCCCTTTTACTTTCAGCAATTTTTTGTTTTGTTTCTTCAGAATGATTTGTATTAAATTTTTTATAAAGACCAAGAGAGTATCTATGTTTTTTAGTTTTTCTCATTTTCTCTTTTGATTGTGAGGAAAAACTTATTCCATAGTTCCACACTCTTCCATTTTTAATGTTTTCTTCTATCTGCTCTTGATTTGCTCCGTGATAATGTTTCTCATAATTACAAGTTTCATATCTCATATTATATCCACACCCATCCATATAATGTGATTTATATTTGCGGATATAATAATCTTCTTTCATTCTTGCTTCACTTTCATCAACTTCTTCTATCACTTCAATAGTAAAGTTTCTTTTACCATATTCAATAATAGCATCAGACAAAAGTTTATTACCTTCGTGCCTTCCAAGAGTAATATGTTCTTGTAATCTTCTATCCAATTCATTTTTAGTCAGTCCAACATAATACATATGTGGATTGACTGCTGTGTTGGTAATTAGATAAATCTTTACTTTCATATCAGTAAGTTATACTACTATTATTTATAAGAAGTATAACTTACACACACTATTCATTTACATAAAGACACATTCCCTCTTCAAGACCCTCTTTGATATTAAGTTCCCCATTTTCAGTTGGGAACAAGTGCTCTTCACTACAAATGATTTCTTTACCATCTTCCAAAATAATCTTATAAGATTTCTTTTTGTATTTAGGAAAGACATTCAATACTTCATTATAACCATTATTAGAAAGAACCAAATCCCCAACTTGAATATTAGAAATATCTTTCAGTCCTTGCGGGGTTTGAACTTGTGTTTTCAAGTCTAAACAATATCCAGAACGAGTTGTCTGAGTAGCACTTACAATTGGAACATTAAACTCAACAGCAAGACCACGAAGTTCTTCAGCAATTGCTTTTACGAATGTGTAAGAGTTAATATTTGCATTTCCGCGATACCTAGAGGAAGAACAAATATTAAGGTAATCAATAAAAATAATATCAGGTCTAAATGACTTCTTAAGTGCAAGTTCATTAAGAAGTGACTTAAAGTGTCCTGCATGTGCGGAAGCAGTTGGATATTCCTTAATTATAAGGGTTCCTTGAGTTTTCTTGGCAAGGTTAGTTACCTTATTCTCAAACATTTGCTTAGGAAGATCAACAATATCTTGAATAGGAACATTCAAAAGATTTGCGTCAATTCTTTCAGCAATTCGCTCTTCCGCCATTTCCAACGTAATGTACAGAACGTTCCGTCCTTGGAGCAAGACGGAGCTAGCCACATGGCACATGAATAGAGATTTTCCGACGCCCGTACCAGCAAGAGCGATGTTAAGAGTTTTGTTAGGGAGACCACCTTTGGTAATTTTGTTAAAGTATTCAAGGTCAAATTCAATTTTATCCTCCTTTTTGTGATATGACTCATAGCGTTGCTCATAATCCTGCAAGTAATCGTGTCCAATATGAGTATCAAAACTTACAGCAAGAGCATCAGAAAGAATAGAAGGAATACTATCTCGATTTTTCTTTTCATCTTTTCCATCTGCAATATGAATTGACTCCATCAATGCCAGATAAATGGCACGATCACGACACCACTTTTCAGTACAATCAACTAACCAGTTGAATTCTACAGGAACATCCTCAAGAGAAGAAATTAACTGAATGATTTCTTTAAAGGAAGTATCATTGATGTCCTGACGCTTCTCCACCTCAATGCAAAGAACTTCTTTGGTTGCAGGTTGATTATATTCTTGAACAAAAGAAAGTATTTCTTCAAATACAATTTTTTGATTTGTATCTTCAAAATATTCAGATTTGATAAAGGGTATTACTTTTCGGATATATTCTTCATTATGTAACAGGTTTCTAAGAATTAGAAACTCAACCTTCTCCATAACTAAATTCCTTACGTGCGATTTCGTCCAACTTTTGCATTACTTCTTCAGTGAAATATACTTCAGGTTCTTTTAGAATTTGCTTAGCGTATATTTTTTTCCCATCAATCTCATAGCGTCCTGCTACATTTTTCCAAAGTCCACCAAGTTCTCCAAGTTCAAGTAAACCATAATATCTATCAAGACCACGCTCATCGTAATAAAGACGAATTTCAACATCCTTATTCTCTTTACTCAGACGCGATTTAGCAGTCTTAGCCTTGATAATATTTCCGACCACTTCTGTTCCATCTTTCTCTTTTTTCTTTGAGAGATAAATGATTGTAGAGGCTGCATATTTGAGTCCAGAACCTCCCCCCATTTCTTTCGTTGGTACATAAGCTCCGATGACATCGTATGTATGATTTGTGACAATGAG